AAGGGCCTGACAAGACAAACCCTGTCAGGCCCCTATCGGTGAGTGTATTAGAACTGCTTGATAACTACAACGCGCTTCTGAGTAGCACCAGCCGCTGGGGCGACAGTTGCTGCCAAGATACCACAAACTGGCTGGGTTGAAGCTGCGGAAGCAACGTCAGCCTGACCGGCAGTGTTGGTAATCTGAAGAAGTGTTCCAATGGCGTTACCGGCAGCCGCGTTGTCACCAACGAGGGCGTTACAGACGCCAGAGATACAAACCTTCACTTTCTTGCCAGCGGTCAAGAGACCTGAAGTCTCAGCTGAACCGAGAACGACACCCATAGGTGTACGAACTGGAGTGCTGTTACCGTCAGCCTTGAAAACGCCAAGAGTTACGTCGCCAGAGTTAGTAGCAGCGTAATCGAAAGCAACCCAGTCACCAACAAGGAGAGTCTCCTTGGCAATGAAGGTTTCAACCTGTGAACGGTCCATTGTTTCGTTACCGACAGATACTGAAGTGCCGAGGCCAGTTACGAGGCTAGTCTCGAGGTAGTTAATGAGTGTTGAAGTAGCCATATCTTTTTTTCCTTTATTGTTAGTTGTTAGCTATTACCCGGCGTTGATGAGAACGCCCTGTCCACCAAGGAAGTCAGCAACGAGCTGGCACTTGACGTAGAGCTGAGCTGAACGTGCTGTGGTACCAGAGATGTACTCGAAAGGTGAAACTGCGAAGTCGCCATCAGCGTGGAAGACGAGCTTGATACCATCGTAGTTGAGCATGTATGCGCCAACAGTACCTGCAACTGAAGATGCAAAGCCCATTTGTGGGTCCTGCTCAGCCATTGCGCCGTTGAAAGCAAGTGCCATACGTCCACCATCGAGGGTCTTGGTGTCAATGTAACGCTCATTTGCAAAGAGCAACTGGCGGTACTGGCTTAGAACAGTTTCGCTCGTGATGAGGTGCTTAACGTCACCCATTGGAGCCACTGAGTTTGCCTTGATGTAGAGGTTATAGAGGTCGTCCATACCGAGTGAACCACCGCCGTTCTGGAACTGGTTCTGCCAGCCTGGAGTGGTTGAGAAGGTTGCCTTGGAGACACCACCGACCACGTTTGTCTGTGAACCAACAGCGAGGTGCTCAAGGAAACCAGTTGCAGAACCAATACCCACGTTACCGTTTAGGGTGTTGAGTGAGGTAAGGACTGCAGAGTCACCGCGAAGGACCTGCTTGTTGAGCTCTCTACGGAGCATGCCCATAACAGACTTCATACGAGCCTCAACAATCTTGACGATTGCGTACTCGCCGCTGTTTTCCATTTCCTCTTTCTTGGTGACTACGATAGGAGCCACGAAGTCAGCCCAGTCATAGATAGCTGGACGGAGGACGTCGTTCACTGCAAGGTTGACAGGCTCATAACCAGTTGCTAGCTGGGTAATAGTGCTGTGCTCCTGGATTGCAAGAGGACGCTGAATTTTGATACCACCTGGTTCGGTCTCGACGCCACCGGCTTTGCGGACACCGTCAAGAAATGCAACCTTCTTGTAGAGTTCGTCGACTTCAGAGTCTCTGATGCTGTAGAGGGTTGAAGAGAGAAGATCGTTTGAGATAGCCATGATGTTTTCCTTTTCCTATTGGAAATACTTAGTTGTTAAAATTGAACTTGAGACTATTAGATTGTCCGGCCTACCCGGGTTCTATTTTGCTTCCTTCACCAGGGTTTAGGAGAAGTTGTCGACTTGTCGGTCTTCTCCTGCGAACGGGAAAGGTTGCTTCGCATAATTGTATGTATTACTAAAAACTGAAATGATAAACCAATCTGTTACTTTCCTTGTGCTTTATGATAATTATATGCCTCAATTGCACTACGGAATTGTGGAGTGCCGCTTGGTGAAGCTTTTGTTCCACTTGTACTTTTTACAGCAGTCTCACGTCTTGCAGATTTATTTGCAGCAATCTTTGCCTTTTCAACCTTCAGCTTCTCGCCGTCAATCTGTGCCTTCACAATATAGAAAGCATCTTCAAGCTTCAGTTCAGGGCGGTCTTGCAAGAGTTTGATGATTGGCTTCTTGTATGCGTCGTCAGTTAGCTCAGGGTTTTCAGTTCTGAACTTCTCAAGAGCAAGCTTACGTGTGTTTGCTTCAAGCTCTTGCTGAGCAGGTTCGAGCATTTGCTTCAACATGAGAGCTGCTTGACGCTGTATTTCGTTCTTCATGCCATCTTCATCAAAGAGGTCATACTTTGTCTCAGTATCAATTTGCTTTAACTGATTTGCAAGTGGACCTTTTAGGAGGCTTTCATTGTTTCTTGTTAGCTCTGACTTTGCAGCCTCTACCTCAGCACGCATTTTTGAGATTTCCTGTGTTTTGCGTGTGTAGTCTGCTCTGATGTTTGCAAGATGCTTTCTGACCTCTTCAGGTACGTTCTTTAGCCATGACTGTATTGGCTTCATACCCTGATGTTTTGCATCATCATGAAAGAGTGGGTCATCATCAACTGAAAGCTGAAGTAAGTCTTCCAAAGTTGCAATGGTTGGGGTTTCTTCAACCACTGCTTCAGTTGCGGTGGCTGAGGTATTGTCAGTTGCGACAGTCTCAACATTTTCGCTCATAATATTTCTCCGTGTTTTGTTATGGTTGGCAGCTTAAGGACCAACCAATGCTTGTAGTATGTATCTATCTTATCTATTAGGAGGGGGCGACATGCCCCCTCCTCAACATTACTTCTTACATGCGTCCCATCATGAGTTGGTCAGCATTTTCACTTGACATTTCCTCTTCAGGCATGTCGCCTTCCTCACCAGCTTCAGTTCCACGAGTCTCGTCCGTAGGTGGCTCAGACAAGAACTTCTTGAAGTCTTTTGATGAGGCAAGCATCTGCAGTTTGCCAGCAAGTGTTAGCAAGCCAGTGTCATCTGTGATGCTGTCAAGGCTGATTGCCATTTCGGGTCCAACAACTTCCTCAGCAATTGCATCATTAACAGCTGCTACGAACATTGTGATAACACGAGTGAAGTCTTCTGGAAGCTCTTTTAAGTTACCAGGGAGGGTTGGGTAGTCACCAGACTGTCCAAAAAGTGGAAGCAACTTATTTGTAGCTTTTACAAGAGGAGCCAAACCTCTCCCAGTGAAGTTGCCTTTTGGTGATAATACCTTCACGGTCTCACTGTCAGCATATGCTGCTTCTTTTAGTCCACCTGAAAGTGGTCCAGTCATATCACCGCCAATCTCGATTTTGATTTTTTTCATAATGTCTCCTGACCAATTAGGTCGTTGAAATTTTATCGTCCCACACTTTATCTAGTTCACCACTAAGACACTTCTCAGCAGTAAAGGTTTCAGTAATCGCCTGAGCTGGTGTCAGACCACCCTTTATCTTACTTGCATAAGTATCTGAAAGTGCATCTTGCTGCGCTCTCTTTTCAATTATTTTGCTCTGATTATCTGCAAACCAGTGCTGTGGCAGGTCACGCTCATTTACAAAGCCACGGCTCTGCATAATCTTGGCCTCTTCACGTGCATTGGCAACCTGCCGACCAAGTGCTTTGCTGAAGTAAGTATGACTCATGCCTTCAGACCAATTTCCGTGCCAACCCATTGCAGTTTTTGCAATAAGAGAAACAATACGTGTCATTGCTAATGAGCATTTCTGGCAGACAACTTCAACCCTCTGTGCACGTTCCCATGACATAATGTGTTCATCTTTCAGACCACACTTATCACATTTCCACTCATAAATCGGCATTATGCAACTCCAAGTGCGCTTGCAATCTTTTCAGCGCCAGTTGTTTGTGTAGTAGGACCACCTTCAATATTTGCAATGTCAGAAGCTGAAGGACCAGGTGCTGGGCTCCTAACCTCATCGACTTGGAGGAAGGTCTTTGGTAGTTCGTAGTTTCTGACAATCTCTTCAAGAACAGCTCTTGGAGCGACGCCAAGACCCTGAAGCGTTGGAAGAAGACTGATGAGGTTCTGCTTTCTAATAGCATCTGAAAGAGGTGTGCTGCCTTGGTCAAGTGCATTGATGCGGAACTTTCCTTCCAGGTCGTCTGCTGTTAGAACCTTTGCAGTTCCTTCAACATCAAGAACAGCGGTCTCGCCTTCATCAGCAAGCAAGACCAACTGACGAAGATAAGTGATGATGATATTTTCAAGTGCATTATCACGCTCTCTTGCCATCTTACCAATTTCAGATGCAGAGTACTGTGCAAGAGCTGTAATCTCAGTTGCTGTTGCTTTTGTTGCCTCACCACGACTGAAAGGAGCAAGGACAGAGCCACGAGCAAGGTCACTTTCAATGTATGCGAGGTAACGGTCAAAGTTTCCAGAGATTGGTTCAACTGGAACTGCTTTGATGACACCTTCAAGTGTATCATTGTCAATGCCAATCATTGCGCCGTCAATGCCAGCAGTTACCTTTGCAAGTGCCTCTTCATCGACAAGTCCTTCCTTGTAGAGATATTGGCGACTGTCTCTGCGGACAGCGTTTGCCCAGTAAGTTCTGAGGACGTTCTTCTCGTAAATCTGGTCATAAACACGGCCCATTGCCGAAAGCCCTATAAATGGACGACTTGGTACACGTGAGAAGAACAGTGGAACAATTGGAGCAAGTGCCTTGTCATCATAAGTTCTGACTGGTATGGTATCACGTAGCAAGAACTTCTGACCATTGTGATAGTTTGGTGAGAAGAAATATACTTCATCATTGACAAAGTCATAGAGCTCAAGTATCTCAATATAGAGATAATCATCAGGAAGTGAGTTGTTTGAACGAGGAAGGCGACCTTTGTCATCTGAAGTAAAGTAGTCTACCTTTGGAACTGCAGTGTATTTCTTGGTTCCCCAAATCTGCTTTGCCTGTGCAAGTGTGATGTAGTAGTTGTGTCCAATGTATCTCTGGTCATCAGCACCAGTTGCATCGCGGTCAACAACAACTTCCCAGCAAGGAACTGCTTTGATAACAACTTTGTCCAACATATCAGACGAAGTACGTGGTGATAGTTTCAACGCTGAGTAATCATAAATGAGTGCAAGTCTTGCAGCAATCTCAAGTTGTTCGCGCTGATTATAAAGAAATCTGTTACTTGCTGCTTGAGCAAGCTTAGGGTCACCACCTGAAGCAGCAATGTCTGCTCCAACGACAACAGCTGGCTGACGTGCAAAGAAAGCTGAAATAAAACCTTCAATATAACTGAAACCATCACTAGTCTCAACACGTATCATTGTGTCATCAAACTTGTGGTCAGACCAAAACTTGTTCTCATAAACGTTCTTATAGCGCTTCAGTTCTGCCTGCTTGTCAAGCCAATACTTCTTATGCTCAGCCAAGACAAGTGTACAAAATTTCAAAGCATCATCAACTGTGCGTGCCATATGAGTTTTTATCTCCAATGTTACTATATATACGCGACTATTGCTTAAAAATAACAAAGTTTGCGTCTTTTTAACACATTTTTTGCATCTGTCATCTGAAAGTGTGCTCTTTTTCCATTAGTACCTTCGAGATCTTCCAACTGATGCACCTGCATTTTTTGTGATACGTTGTGCTCTGTTTGCCACAACCCAATCTGGAAGATAAGAGTTTTGACGCAATATCACCTTTTCAGCGCAAGTATAAGCAAGTGCCATTGCAACTGCGGAGTCTGCGTGTGTTGACATCTGTTCTGGAAGTTGTATCAAACCACGTTCAGTTATTGTGATTGCTCGCAACTCTGAGTATGTGATGTTGTCAACTTGTCTAATGACACACTTTTGTATGTGGTCTTTCAAACGCTCAAACATTTCAGTTTTGGTCTTCACTGTTGTTGTCCAATCACCACCACTATCATCTTTCCAGAGCTTGTGATAGCCTTGATGTTTCATCTCATTAATGACAACATGGCCGTAGTTGTTACTTTCTACAAGTACGAGAGCATTGTTGTATGATGTCCCAAGGTTCACTGCCATTTCAGCCTGACCAGTTGGAGGGACAAGATTAGAGCGCCAAATTGCTGCAGGTTGCATTGTTCGCTTGTTGATAACATAGATGACTGCATTGTCTCCTCCAACGCCGCCTGAGGTGTCAACACCAATTGCATATGACTCGCCAGCTTGTGGCTTTTGAAATGTTACAAGTTCAGTCGGGTCAACACGCAGGACTTCAATGTTGTTGAAGTCATCAGCACGAAGCCAAGTGTTGCCTGAAATTGCATACGCATCATTAATGTCAGCAGGGTACTCACGTTTGAACTTGTCTCTTCCAATCTTTTCTATCTTCAGACGACGCCAATACAACTGTTCATCAGTCAAACCCCAGCGACCCCTTTCATCTATTTCGCTTTCAGTCCAAGCGACACCTGGTGGTAGGTCTTGTTGATACTCTTCGTGTTCGAACCATGGGAAGAAAAGATAGTTCCATGATGCTTCACCACGGTCATATTTCATAACTTCTTGATGAAGTGCATCATTAAAGTGATTTGCTGTGCTCTCGATAATGAGCTGACCATTGTTCAGGGCGCTGATTGCTGTTGCCTTCAGCTCTTCTGGGTTCGGACTGAAAGCATACTCTGACATATGAAGAGCAGTACATGTAAATGAGCGTAGACCACCTTCACCACCAGCAGATGCAGCAATGATGCCGGCGCCTGTATCAGCAAAACGCAGTTCCATTGTGTTATCAACTGCAAGTTCACGCTTTAGTGACGTTGGTAAGTTGTCATAAAATGTTTTATGCATCTTTAGCAAATGCTTTGAACTGCCCATCTTATGGCTCAAGATTGCATAAGTCTCAGGCTCTTCAGCAACATATGCTTTCCAAAACAAGTAAGCTGAGATGATTGTTGATGAACCAATTTGTCGGCCCTTACAGACAAGAGTATCGCCGCCTTCTTCCAAGGCAGAGATGATTTTTATCTGTTCAGCATTTGGTTGTAATTTGACACGCTTACCGTTTTTATTGATAATTATCAGATTGCTGATAAATCGAAGTGGCTCGTTTTTAATGACCTGGAGAAATTTCGTCTTTGAGCCACTCGTCGAGTTCTTCTGTTTCTTCACCGTCATCTACTGCACCTTCTTGTTCACGTAATTTTTTGAGGGTTGATAACATGTCATAAAGAGTTCTGGGTGATAGTTTGTAGTCTTCAGGTTCATTAGCCTCTAGACCAAGTATCATCAACTCTTTTAGACCTCTTTGAACATCGCCATTTTGGATTGCACGGCGGACTCTTCCGACTCGCGTTGCAAACGTAACTTTCCTTGCCATTAATTTTCTCCTAATTTTTGTGTTTGTTCGGCCCGCACTTGCTCTTCATTTTCATTTGTGAGTCTTTCTAATAACTCTCTCATATGCAGTTCAGCATATGCTATTTCAACAATCATTTGTAAGTCTTCAACCGAACTGTTTCTGACAAAATTTATAATACGCTTCGTCTTGTTCATCTCAGTTTCTCCACTGGCACCAAAAATGGTATCATTATGTTTCGTGTTAAGTTTATTGATTGAGACTCACCAAATAACTTGTTCACATTATCGTGCATTTGGAAGTTTGAAGTATAAATCTGCACTGCGAAGTTGTTCTTTCTTTGCTGAAACGCTGAGAAGACATATTGACCACCGAGATCGAGCGCCCTGTAGAAAGTGCAAACGCGTTCTCCTAACAAGACTGAAATCTTATTTTCAGTTCTTTCAATAAATATGACAGGTGCTGAGACGCTTATGTTGAAAATGTTGTCCTGAAAGGCATCAGGAGTGATAGCCAATATTTGAAACAGTTCACCAATATGCTCAGTCTCGGTTGGGTCTATGCATATTTTTTCTATTTCACTGAAGATTGCGTCACTGCTTGTCATAAGTATTTTGGTTCCTTTTTGCATATTTGAGATACTATCTAGTAGATATATAGTACACATAAAACACTTGGAGTAACAAATGCAACAAACATCATTAACATTTCAGTTAGATGGCGTTCCTATTGTGAGCAAGAAAAACAAAATGAAGGTTGGTCGTGGACGTGTCTATAAGCCAAAAGATGTGACTGACTTTGAAGATGCATTGGCAAAGGCTGCATCTGAGGTTGTGTGTCAAATTGATAATTGGCAACCACTAACAGGCAATCTGCAAATGGAGCTACACGTTCAGTTTCCAGACAGACGTCGTCGTGATTTGCATAACTGCTTTGACACGATTTGTGACGCACTTCAAGACATTGTCTATCTTGATGATAACCAAATCTTTCAGGTCTTTGCAAAGAAGTCAATTGGAAAGACTTGGTCACTCACAGTTACAATAACAGAAATTTGAGCAAACTCGAGACAAAACAAAGGCCTCAACAGCGTAGGAACTGTGAGGCCTTTGTTGATCTAAGGAAACAAACAAATGACAGAGAGACTAAAGACTTTTACCAGCGGGGCTCACTATTAAGCTTGCCGCCTAAAGATATATATGCCTACAAAGTCGTTTTGGCAACAAAAAATGCAATTAAACAAAAATAATTACAAGCATCACAACAAATGCCATTACGAGAAGACCCTGAACAATCATCATTGCCAAAACATGAAGCGCCAGCATGACAGTGTCGAGCAGTCCAAAAAAAGTATGAAAAAGTTTCTTCAGCATTTTGTTTCCTCTTGTTTTTATATTATAACATGTTGCCGCACCGGTTGCATAACGGCCTGCTAGTGACCTCCTGTGGCCTTCGTATCACCTCGTGGTTGCTGATGGTATGGACTATTGGTAGGCTCATTAGAAGCCGGCTCGTGTGTCACCAGTGCCTCGTCCATAATATTAGCTATGCAATTGTCTCCATGCCAACGCTTTATGTTACCAATGTCTGCTACCAAACCACAATGAGTGCAAAATGCATCAGGTGGACGCTTTGCAGTTAGCATACGCTCTGACAACTTCTGCCGTGCTTCACTGTTGCTGTAATAGTCGAGAGCAGATTGTTTCAGTCTCTCTCTATGTTTTTCACCAAACTTTCTGCCTTTCAGTTTTTCTGAAATTGCCTGCTTTTCTTCTTCTGTTTTTGGTCTTCTGCTTTTCATTACCATTTCTCCACTTTAAGTTTGTGAGGGCTTGCAAGATAGGCAGCTTTCTTAACATCAAGTTCACTGAAAATAATGCCGTCATGAATTAACAAGGCTTCCTTTCCTGCCTGCAAACAACGTTCAACAACTTGCCACTCAAGGTAAGTAAAGACGTTATGCACAGTCAGCATGATGTCTTCAGGCAGGTTGTGCTCTCCCCAAGATGTTGCTTTTTCAATGATGTGCTCACGTAGGTTATCATACCAAATGACGCCTGTCTTCTCTGTGTGATGACGCTTCTTGCTGAAGAGCTTTGACCTTATACGCTTTGCTCTCTCATCATCATACACATGGAAGTCACGCTTGATGATGCTGAGGAAATAGTCTTTATGTTCAGGGTTAAGCCATTGAGCGTTCTCTAGTTCGCAGTCATAGCCACCAAGTTCGTGCCACCAAATAGATGAGAAGCATGAGACGATGTCAATGTTGAAACAACCGCGAAATATCTTTTTCTTTTCAGCAGTCGAAATGTTCTGGTCTGGGTGATACCAGCGGTAGCTCTTCTTTGTTCTGTAATAGAACGGCTTGCTTAAGGACCAACCAATGCTTGCTGTATTAGTAGTGTCTCTTGTCTGGTGGTGGAACAGGCGTTCAATATAAGAAGGTATTTTGAGGTCGGCATACTTGTTGAAGAGATTTTCAGCTCCTGAAGTCCAACCATTGATTGTTCTTGCACGACCTTGAAATGAACTTGATGTCTTACACTTCCAGATGACGAAAGCATCAAAATACTTGTCATAGTCTTTTGTATGAACACCTAACTTGTTCTTGATAACTTCAGTTGATGGAGCAAGTAGTTCAATTTGTTTTCTTCTTAAGGACCAACCAATGCTTGCTGTGTTGGTGGTCTTCTTGTTCTTATGTGGTTGAAGCTTGCCAATAGAAGCAGCCTTCATAACTGGTGCATTTAATAGAGTCTGTTGCTTGCGGTAGCACCAGAGAAAATAAAAGAAGATATCAAGGCTCCTGGGAACGCGTGTCATTAGGAGTAGAGCCTTGATATCTTGCTTGATTTGAACGTATGTGGGAGAAACAGAGCGCATTTGGAAGTCCTTGTTTGTGAGCCGTGGTGAAAGACAAACAGGCTTACCACGGCTCTGTTTCTACAACCACTGATACTATATATTATGTTACTTTCACTTTTTTTACATTTTTTAGAGTTATAACAAATTTTTTATTTACATCAAAAACAGTTCATTTATTTCACATCTAAGATAATATTTAGTTGTAAAAGGGAAATAAATGATGACAAAATTTATTGATGAAAATACTGAAACTGGAAAGAGAGCAATTGCTATTGGAGAAGAGGCTGAACTTGCAGTTATTGCAATGTTCAAAAAGCGTGGCTTCAATGTAAGACGCAATCTCCCCTCAGGCACGGACACGCGTCCTCTTCCAGGTTATGACATAGAAATTGAGAACGGTGGACAAACTCGACTTGTTGAAATAAAATCATCTTCAGGAAAGCATACTGATGGAGCACCTTGCTCAACAGCATTTCTTCAGACAAAGAAAGGTTCACTCACTGGAACAGTACAAGAAGATTGGTGCAACACGAGCATTGAGACTCATGCTGACCTCCTTGTTCTCTTCAATCATGCAAATGGCAAAGCACATCTTTATAATGCTGATAAACTCCGCCGTTTTTGTAAAGAGTGGGGCTGGCTAGAACGCGGTATGAAAGATAGTGGAACTACGATTGGTATTTTGTTGCCTTGGTCTTGCCGTGACGCAGGTTTCATAAAGACATTGGAGACAAAATGAAAATTGGTAATGAAGCACGCGTTTGCGTCAAGTGTAAAGTCGAAAAACCTATCTTCGATTATGATATTATGTGGGTGAAGCGCGACTGGAAACTGTCATATCTCAAGCGTGTTTGCAAGAAGTGTGACCCGCTCCGAACAGATATTGGAACTGAGAAGTTGGAGCTCCGCAAGCAACTGCAAAAACTTAATAAGAAGCGATTGCAGTTGCAAGTTTCAATAGACAATTGTCAAACGTCTATTGAAGAGCTATTGACCGCACTCGAAGAAATGCCTTAAGCCTCAGTTCGTTCGATGGTGATACTCCAGCCACCATCGATAAGATTTGTATCACCATCTTTCAACAAACTGCCACTGAACATGTCCCATAACCAGGTGTGTTGATTTCCGAACACTGTTTCGAACTGAGGTTCAGTTGTTGGTGTATAACGGAGCTCCCAATGCATAGTACCTATCATGTCATAAATTTTAAATGTGCACATTTTCAGTTTCCTTTATGTGTTCATGAAAGCAAGTGCAATTAATGTTGTGCTAAATTGGGCGTCATCTGGGAACCAAACATAACCAACAGTTGAAGCAGCATCTTGTATTGTTGTTCGTGTCTTATAACTGTTTGTGTTATAAATACCACGAAGGACCCAACCATTTTGTGGAAATATTGGAAGGAAGACGCCACCATAAGTTGCTGCTGCAGGTGTTGAAAGTGTTGTTAGTGCAGCACTGTTAACGTTGTAACCTGGTGACCAAAGACCACGAGGTGTATTTACTGCAAACATGTTAGATGGAGCAAATGTGGTGTTTGAAATACCTGAACGAAAATATGACATTGCTTGCATCCAGGCGGAGCCGCCTGGGTTTGTATAAGCAGTTGTCTGAGCCATCAATGCTCCAACACCAACCAATGTATGTGATGTTGCTGCTGAACGGTTAACAAGCCAAAATGCACCTTCACACAGGTAAGTCCAGATCGCTGTTGCTGGCAAAGTGATTGAGCCCCAAACGTCATTATAAATACCGCCGCCAGCATTATATTTGTAAGATGTTGAAGAACCAACATAGACGTAACTATTGTTTGCTCCTTCACAATTTGCTGGTGTAAAAGTGCCTGAACCACCATCAGGACAGAAATGATAATAAATTGCTGATGTGCTGTTCCAAGTAATTGTTCCTGACATTGAAGCAGCTGCGCTTTTATTAGTTGCTGAAACAACTTTTTCAAAGAACACAAGTCGATAACCTGCATAAACTGAAGAGTTGTTAGATGGTTTCAGTTCGATATATTTTGCACCAGTTGCAGCGACTGTGCCAGAACTATTAACTGACCAAGAGCTTGAAGCAGCAACAGCTGCCTGTATTGCGTTAATTGTGCTCAGTGCACTAGTTGTTGGCGTAATAATTTGAGCAGCACTCTGTTGCCAGGTGCATGGTGTCATCAGCATTTGAGACATTAAATTTTCTCCTCCAAATTAAGTATCACGGAAACCCACCATTTAATGTTGTAATATTTGTGTATGCTGGAACAGTTGGAAGTTTCCATGCACCTGTTACTGAAACCGTGACATCATTGTATGATGGCGGAACGTAGAAGTTATCATCGATAGTTGTGATGTTTGTATAAAACAGGACTGGGTATCTGTTAGATAGGCTTGCGACTTGAGACTGCAGACTCACTATTTGAGCGTTCAGTGAAACAATGGTTGCTGCATCAATAACTGCCTGTGCCTGAAGGCTTGCGACTTGTGCTCCAAGACTTGCTACTTGGCTCTGAAGATTTGCAATAGTTGCAGCATCGACAACCGCCTCCGCTTCTAAGACTGCTATTTGAGCTTCTAACTGCGCTATCTGGGCAACATACGTGCTAATATCAACAGTTGGCGCTGAAACAATAGTTGCAACAACAGTCGTCTGTGGGACGTTGTTAGTTGAAGCTGGAGGTTGAGGAGCGTTCCTTCCACTTCCAGGTTTTGTTGGCCAACCACGAAGCGACATTAGTCACGCTCAAGTTGAAAGTGTGGGCTGTCTTTAAACTTTTTCCAGTCTCCGCCCCAGACTAAGCGATAGCCAGCTCGTTCTGAGATAGGCAAACGAAGCCAGCATTTCCAAACAACTTCACCTAACTTCTTCCATCTCTCAGCATCGCTCCAATTAATTGGGTAAGGAGCAACGTCAACGGCCATTGAGGGAAGACTGTTATGCTTCGAGTTAGGAAATTTCACTTTACTGAAACCATCGGCATATGCCTTGTCCTGTTCAGTTTTTGAGCGATGGCCACACAAAATGGAAATGTCAATTTCCTGCAACACATCTTCCATCAGTATCTGAAGCAGGTCATGACAGGTGTCAAGTCTCTCACGAGACACACGGGAAAATTTGTTCATAGTCTAAGCCTTCAATTTTGTTTTGATATTGTCGACGACCTCTTCAACTTTTTCGAGACGGTCACCAATAGTTTTGATAGCCTCACGAAAGGCTTCACGGTCTTTCCCGTGCTCTTCGAAAAGCTTGTTAAAACGAGCTTCACTGTCTGGAAGTATTTTTTCAGTGAGCAATTTCCAAGCCGCCCAGCCCACCAACAGACAAACACCGACTGAAGATGCAGGGCCAGTTAGAAGAGGAAGCAGTTCAGAAATTTCAGAAGACATTATGGTGTCTCCAATGCGTCTACAACGACGTCCATAAGTAGGGCGCCTAATGCAGCGTCGTCTTCAATTGCAACTGCTTCCCAGTCGCTGGCATTAGCCCAGACGGTGACGATGACTTTAAGTCCGTCGTCGCCTTGCATTTTTTGAGCAACCATTTCAATATTATTTAAAGCCATTTGTTATCTCCTATACCATACGTGTTGGACGTGAAATTCTGTGTCTCTTCAAAGTAAAGCCACCTTCTTCAGTGCCACCGCCGCAAATACAACGCAGCGTTGAAGCAAAGACACCGAGCAGGTCAGCCTGTGGAGCGGCAGTGGAGCAACCGGTGTGTCCATCATCGAAGGCAGCATTAAATGGAGATGCTGCACCGACGACTGGTTGAGATAGAAAAGTTGTCTGTCCTTCAACGACAGCAACACGACTGCAGTACATACCATCATACCAAATTTGTACACAATAGTCTGTACTGATTGGTTGAGCTGCAGCAATTGTAACTGAGCGAGCACCACCTGACGTTGAGAGGCCTCGTGCAATATAATTAACAGTCGTTAAACCGGCCACAGCTTGCATTTGTAGTCCATGCCACTCCACCTGACTGTAGTGACCACCTGCTCCAATGCCCCAAAAAAAGTTTGCATTTGCAAAGTCCCAAGTAGCACCAGTGATAAGCATTTCAAGTAAGATCTGCTCACCTGGGTTATAGTCTGCAGGGACCAGGTCAAAGCGAAAAGCAGCGCCACCACCTGCAGTAAAACCAGCAGTGACGTCCCATACCAAGCCTGAGCCATTGACGTTTTGTGTTGTATAAGTTGGCGCAGCTGAGACTGTAACGTTTGTTATGCTCTTGCCGCCCATCGTTGCGGTGCCTGCACCTGTCAAAACTGTAGATGTTGCCTGAGCTGACCAATCATAGTCCTCCACGGTTTCCCACACGGGTGCGGTAGCTGGAGGTGCGTTTGAAACTGTAAGCGGGAAAGCAGAAGCATTGTTTGATGATGTGCCGGTACCGCCGATAAAAATGTCATAGTTATTTGACGTGGTTGACATTAGAACGCTCCTGTCTGGAGGACTGCCTTCATAATGGCATTAGCAAGTGGTATTGCCTTTTCAGCTGAAAGACTATTTGTTGACAAGTAGTCTGCAACATAATCTTCAATGCCAGCATGTGTTGCATTGCCATCACCGTAATTGCCTGGCCATCTGATTGTTATCTCAGCAAATGGTATTGTTGAAAAGTCGTATGGGCTTTCTGTATTGCCTGATTTGGCATAGACAGCAGTTGCGCCATCGGCTACATACCATTGGCCTTGAACACTGTTATAAGTCCAGCCAATATCATCAATTATGTTATTTGGGTAAAAGTCATAAAGTGGTCCCAAGCTTCCTCCTGCCGCATTTACTACATCAGCAAATACGCTTGTGTTGTTTGATGATGTGTCACTGTTTCCAGCAAAGTTATCTGAGTTGTTGGAGGACATGCATTACTCCTCCCAGGTAATCTGTATGTTTTCTACAGTAGCAGTTCCGGCATCGAGCTTCCAGAAGCAATAGAGGTTGTCTGTGTCTGCTGACCAGAGACTGTCAATCTTAAATGTAACAGCACCATCAGTTGCAGTTGTTACACCAGTTGAGATGGTTGCGGTTGTGTCACCAAAAACAACTTTATCACCAGAAGCATCTGAGGTGAGGCGCATTGTTAGAGTTGTAGCAGCACCTGCGATGGTGTTCACTCTAATGAAAAGGCTTCCAAGCTTGCCTCTATAAGCAGGTGCAGGTAAGATACCCTTGTAATCAGAGTAGAGGTCAAGATTATGACGTCTTGCAGTTGCATAAGTAGTATTTGCTGCAATGCTGAGTCCGCTGTGGACTGCGTTATGTACGAACTTCCCAGTTTTTGGCATTTCTTCTTCTCCTTCAGTGCCAAAAGCACTTCAATAATAACTATATCGTTCGTCCGGAACTGTAACCAATATCTTCACTATAGAGAGACACTACCACTACAAGCATTGGTTGGTCCTTAAGGGTTCGAGGCAGTCGACCTCACTGGTGACATATAGAGACACTTCCAGGCAGAGGTGTTAATCAATACCTGGAAGTGAGGGGTGAGTGACGAGTGAGGACGGGGCCTCACGGTGCCACTATTTTGGTGTTTCACCAGCTTGCAATGCAGCCTTCTTAACTTTCAAGTCAGCAAGTTCAGTCTTGATTTGGTCACGACGAAGAAGTGCTTGAGTCTTTGTAATCTCACCATCACGAACACGTTTTGGCAAACTATTAAGCTCAGACTGCTTAGCAAGCATTTCAGCTTTCACAGCATCAAGTGTCAAGACTTTCTCAGCTTTCTTCTGAACTTTTGCTTCAGTCTTAGCAAATCTGATGTCCTGCTCTGTTTTCTCAGCAGCGGTTGCAGGAAGAGCAGTCTTGACATCTTCGATTGCCTTGTTGCTCAAATCACGAGCCCATGATGCTGCTTCCTTGTCAAGCAAGATGACGTTCTTGGCACGTTGCATCATTGGTGACTGACCCTTCAGCGGTGTGTTCAAGTTAAGTGTGTAAAGAACATTGTCAACACCAGATTTTGTGACTTTCATACCTGGCTCTCCAAGCATGTTTGGTAGCTCACCAACAATACGCATTAAACCAAGATAGTTGAGAACTGCAATACGGTCAGTGTAAGTTTTCTGCTGTATTGGGTCAACAAGTTTGTAAGTCAATGTGCCGTCTTCTTTCTTAATTGGTTTGACATAATCAAGTTCACCACGTAACCATTTTGAAGTAGGTGTGACAAGAGCTGAGACAAGGTCTCCAGTTTGCTGACCTGTTGCAGCTGCAACAAGGCTAATTGCATAAAGTTGCTCTGTAGGTATTTCTTCCATGTCACGTGTTTCATCAAGATTGAGAAGCGCCTTTGTTTCTGGACGCAACATGCCTGTTAACTGCTCAGCGTAACGTCCAGCAAGAAGATTTCCAAATAGATCAAGCGCTGATAATGTGCTGTCAGATGGACCTGCAGCAATGTAGACTGGCTTACCATCTACTGGTTTTGCAAGTCCCATGATAATGCGTGTATCAGTTGACGTTGGAGCAAATGCTCTTAACTCTTTCAACTCTTGTTGTGACATATCATTTTCAGTGCTGTTTAAAATTAAGCCTTCTGCTCCACGTTTTGTTGCGCCAATTTTGACGATACGCTTGAAGAAAAGAGGGTCAGTCATATTTTTTAGAAGATTTACAAGGTTATTTCTTGCAAAGCTATAAAACAATGTAGCTGCTTGTATTTTCTTCTCAGCTGAAGTAATGTCACCTGTGTCATACATTGCTCGTCTTGCAAGTTCAACTGCATCATCAAGCGAACGACCTTCCTTTAGAGCATCAATACCAACAGTCATACGCCAGATTGTGTCTGATGTTGTTGGAAAGTCTTTAAATGATTGATAGGCTCGTTCTGCTGGTCCTGCGATGCCTTCGCTCAGTTCACGTGCAACTGCTGTTGAACGGACGTCTGCAAGACCAAGTTCTTGTGTGCTTGCACCTGCTCTTGTTGAGAAGGCTTCCCAAAGCTCATCTGGTGTATACTTTCTGCCAGCCGCATCAAGAACTGAGAGTGTACGTATGCTAACATCGTCCGCCGTAAACGGCTTGCTTAAGCGTTTACCTACTCGTGAGGCCCAGGTTCCGTCGGGCACGGCCTCGGCAGCCTTGTTCTTAAAGATGCCGGTTTGTAGCACACCATTTTCAAAGTCGCCACCACGAGCTGTACCAGCTTTAGTAGCGACATTAATCGCTTGATTAAGTGTCTCTGGGTCTACAAACCTTCCAGTTGTTCCGTAAATAAGACCAGGTGCTCCGAACCAGTTGCCTGCGTGGAAGCGTGGACTTAAATTTAAGACTGCTGTGTAGAAAAGGTCAGTGACAGCTGAAAGTGCAGAGCTTACCAATCTTGTAGACTTGTCAAGTCCACTTTCATCAGCATACTTTCGCAAAGCATCTGCGATATTTGACTCCACAGTTGCAGCACCACTTTCAGCAAATGCAGCTTTCATTTGTTTTGCGATGTCTTCACCAAGAACAAGTTTTGCGCGTTCATAAACATCAGGACTGTTCAACGCTTTTCTTATGTCTGATACTCGATCACTTATGTTGTCAGCACTACGCAGACCATTTGCATCAAAAATTTGTTTTGCAAAATCATCAACAAGGGCAAGTACCTCAGGTGTTACCTGAGGCTTAGGTCCAAACAATGATAACTGTGGGTCCGCTTCGTCAACACCAAATGCACGAAGAACATTATTATCAACAGTTGTAGAAGACTTCAAGATGTTTGGGTCTGAAACAAAAGTTTCTAATCTTGCAACAATCATGTCTTTTAATTTTTGTTCTGCGCCACTTCCTAATGCTACAAGAGCATCGTCACTTATACGTGTGAACAATTGCTCAATGTCATTTTGCTCGACAATAGATTTGATTGTATCATCAATTGCGCGTTTAGCCTCAGCTCTATAATATGTGCCTACCAACACTTCTTGTGGAAGCTCCCATCTGAGGACATCACTGTTTTTTACGATATCAATGATCTTATCATTTGGGTTTTTAAGATTTTTTGCATCTGCAGTTAATCTTACAAGATTATCATGAAGCTCTCTCATTTCGCTCCAAAGAGTTGCAGGAGCGTTTTGGACATTGCGCGCAGCATCTGTAACAAGGTTGTCAACAAGACTGCGACCAGTCTCTGACCAGATATCAGTTGAACGCTCTAAATTGATACCGCTGAAAATGTCGAAAATGTCTTCGCGATAACCTGCTGTTGTCAACATTGATTTTGACATGTCATTTAGTATTTTTTCTATATCGATAATGTTGATGTCTGCGTCTTTTGGAAATGTCAAATATGCAAGCGCTTCTGACCGACTAATCTCATTTTTTGAGCCTGTCAATGCTTCACGAAAGTTTAGGTCGCCCATTACTTTTCTGATGTCATTACGTAACTTTTGGTCAATCTTAGACAACTTTGATGTAACATCATTAATTGCTGCACGTTGTGATGCATTAAGTCTGAGGTTCGCAGGTTTGTTGACACCTGCAATGCTTGTCATTTTGTCATAAATTGACAAGAAAGTTTGATGATTGAAGCTTCTTGCTTCGACAGGTATAGTTGTTGCAAGCGCTTGACGAGGTTGCAAACGACTGACTTCAGCGGCTCCAACAGCATTTTTACTAGTTGCTGCAAGTTGATCAATATCAGCATCAATAAGTTTTCTTAAGTCTTTGTATGAAATGAAGTCATCAATTGCGACATCGGCTGCCAACTCTGGTCGACGACTTCCGCGGCCTGGGACAAATGGGAAATCAGTAATTTGTAACTTACCAACTGCCTTTAAGCGATCTATAGCGTCTTGGACTTCTGCTGCCTCTGCACGAGTCAACTCCACCCCTGATGAAGTTTCTCTTGTAATGTAAGGCACGTCTTGTAGACGTTGTGGAGCACCGATAAATGTTGCTCGTCTACCTGACTTTCCATAAACAGTTGGTTTATCACGAAGTTCTTGTAGAAGTTGTCCAAAGTCTCCTTTTCTAAATTGATTTAACAAGCGGTCTGCTTCAACAGGTGAAGCCCAAGTGTTTCTTGTAACACGAACATAATCATCAAATGCATCAACATCTGCTGTTGCACTATAAACTTCTTGTAATGTCTTGCGCTCTACAATTTGACGTTTTACTGCATTTGCAACATCAGCATCAGAACGAACTAACCTGAGGAGTTCTGTTGCACCTACTCCTTGACCTGTTTTGATTGCCTGTCGCACTTTTGTAGCTATTGCTGGGTCAGCAACAGCAACTTCACCAAGTGAACGAAGAACATCACGGCTTGATGTTGGAACACCACTGCCTGCAAGGAAGTTATCAAACTTCTTAATGTCTTCAATTGCACTGTCGAGGTATTTTGCATCAGCAACAATTGCCTCCAGCTTTTCAGCATCAGTTGCACCTGGAGTTGATGCCCAACGCTTTGCAAACTGTGTCTTTTCTTTTCCTGGAGCAAACTGAACAGGAGCACCAGCTTCAATAGCTTTGCGTGCATCATTGGCAACATCAATCTCACGTGTTATTTGCTCTGCAACAAAATGGCGAAGGTCACCAGGCTGAAGTGATTTCTTGCTGAAAGGTACGCCGAGTAGCGGAGAAGTTGATGCAGCTTCTTTTACACCTTCAGAAACACCACGACTTAATGCCTTTTGAACATCTGGTACAAGACCTGCTGCTTTCATACCTTTGTAAGTCTGAGTTGCAACACGAGCACCTTTTGAGGCACCTGAAACAATGTCAAGACTTGGGTCTAGAAGATCTGCAGCAAATGCACCTGCTAAGTAGACGTTTGCTGCGTTTCCAAATACTGGTACATCAACTTCACGAAGTCCCATGATATCTGCAGTTTCTATAGCTTCACCAATGAAACCACGACCTTCAGCAACGTTTAGAAGTATTGGACTGTCTTTATAAGCTTTCGGACGTCTTACACGTTTTTCTGCTGCAATGTCTTCACGTGTTTCTGGAGCTAATGCGCTACCTTCGAAAAGTAATGGAGCAATGGCTCCTGCAGTAACGTTAGGTACAATCATTGCCGAACGGAGCAACCAACCCATGTTTGTTTCACGAGTGGTTCCATAAGGGTTTGTCTGGCTCAGGAGACCCCAATTAAATTTGTTTGGGTCTGCTAAACGTTTCTCTAGTTTCTCTTGGTCAGCCCAAAATGGAAGAGCAACCTCATTTTCAGCCATCTGACGAAGTGCAGTATCTTTCTCAGAGCCTGAGAGTGTCTTCTTTTCAATGCGTGTACTTCCGCCAGGTCCAGGCACTTCATCACTGACTGTAATGTCTTTGTTTGCATACTCAGCTTTTAACTGTGCATATCGTCTATCAACTTTCTTGTTTTTCTGAGTAGTCAAGTAAGCAATCTGTACTGGTGACAAGTCAGGGAAACCTTCACCAGCTTTTGTCTGCTTCTGAAATGCAGCATAGAGCGGGTCAGTCATCAACCCAGTCATTTGTGCAGTAGGTTCTTTCTTCCACTTTGTCTTGTTGCTAATGGCCCCAGATATGGAGCCTAACTCCTTGTTGACCATTTCGAAGATTTCTTTTGATGTGGAGTTAGGGTTTTTTACACGAACGACATCATATGCAGTCTTGAGAGCAAAGAGCTCATCATTTACTGCATCTTCAGTCAAATCTGGCTTCTGCTCTTTGATTGACTTATAGACATCGCCCCAAGTGAAGTCTTGCTTTGTAGCTTCAGTCTTCTTCTTTTCAGCTTCTACCTGAACATCTGGAAGATAGGTTCTTGGACGAAGTGCTTCACGTAGTGTTGCAGTGTTTGTCAAATCGAGTGGTAGACCACCTTCTGGGACAATACCACCAGCTCTCTTTTCTGCAACTGTTCCAGCATAGTTTTTGCCCATTGGAACACCAAACATTTCTTCAAAAGTTGTTGCTGCTTTTTCTTGTGCAACAACACCTGGAAGACCAGTTTCTGAAAGCTGGCGTGCCTTTTCAGTTGTAACAATTTGTTTTGAACCAGCAAGACCTTTCTCAGCCCCTAAAATGTCGCTCTTTGCAGCAACTTCACGTTTTGCAACTTCTCTTGGAAGGTTCTGAGGAAGTGGAGCACGTGAGGCAGCAAGCGCAGCTTTTACTTCAGGCGTCGCTGTACCTTTTTCTTCCAACGCTGAAGTCAGACCTTCAGCACCAACTTCTTCAGTAAATGCTTTGTCAACCGCTTGGACCGTAGGTAAGCCCTGAGCAATAAGTTCCTGTGCGCGCTTTTGAACACGAGCACGCTGTTCATTAGTAATTGGCATTATTTCTCCTGATGTTAATTATACAGGCTTGGTCGTATTTGTGGCTAAGATATCTTTTGCTGTTAAATACTCGTGAGCTGCCTTTCTCGTATCTGGAGCATTTGCATAGAAACGGCTAATCTCATCATATGTTGATTTGAAAGCTGTTGCCTTGCCTGCGTTTACATCATACAACTTATCAACGATTGTTATAAACTGTGGAACAACTGCGGCACGTTCATTTTGTGGAAGGTTTGTTTTTGCAAGTCTTTCAAATTTCTTTGGCTGAGCTGCAAGGCGTGCTCCACCTTCAACAACTGCAAGAGCATATGCATCACGGCGAGCAGGCACACTCATCTTTGCTCCAGTTTCATTTAGCTCTTCATCAATTGCTTTTGTATCTAAAGGCTTTCTGAGTGGAGCAGTTTTTGTAGGAGTTCTTATATCTACAGGTGGTTGGGCAAGCTCATTTGGAGCAAGCTGAGCAGGCACTGGAAGAGGAGGTTGTGTGACTAATGGAGATGGCCCAGATCTTAATGCCTCTCTTATTGGAGCTTCATATTGATAACCTGGAATTTCTCCGTAAGTTTTATTTCCTATATCAACTGATGTTTTGTATGGTCCAGATTGAAAACTTTCTGGAACCTGTGCAGGAAGACGGGCTACAGTAGGAGAGGAGAAAGGCATCAATGGACGACTACGTACAACTGAGGAAGGAGCACTAATATTTGGAAGTGGTACTCCAAGCATTTCGAAGATAGCAGCACGTTCATCAAACCCTGGAAAGCCTGAACCTCCAGTACGTGGTGCTTCATCAGTGATTGTTTCTTCGTCTTCATACTCAAATGGAACTTTTGGAACTTCAACTGGGCCACGGTCACGTGGGACTGGTGGTTCACCAGTGATAGGTCCACCTCTTGACAAATTAAACTCTTCAATCTCTTTATCAGTGATTGGCTTACGTCCTACAACTCCTCCTCTCGGACCAAAGCGAGGTCCTTCAACAGGAAGTTCTGCTCCAGGCTTTGGAACAACAGACGTGTAAATATCTTCAATAGTTTTTGCTCTTGCATCAGCACGAACCTGTGCCTCAACTTCAGGTAAGCCTTCAGCGATACCTTTTGACTGCAAGTCTGAGCGATACTTCATTGCTGCATCGTCCTCAGCATTTTGTAGAAGTGCATTGATATCACCTGCAGCAGTTGAGTAATCAACAGCTGGCTTTGCAGATTTTGGAAGTCCAAAACCACCATAACCCATTTGAGCAGCATAACGCTGCTGAACCTGTGTCATCAAGTCTTGCTGAGGAGCAGATGTTCCAACAGGCGTTGACTTTAGTTTGTCAAGTTCAGCTACACGTTCGCCAATGAGTTTATCAATTTCTTCAACATTTGGTTGTATTGCTGCTCGAACACCTGCAGTAGGCGTTTCAGTTGCAGATGCTTCAGGAGCTGGTGCCTGTCCACCTTTGCTTTTGATGACAACTCTCTCAGGAACTTTTAATGTGACTTTATCACCAAATGAGTCAATAACTTCTTTAGTAGTTTCTTTGTAAGTTGTTACTTCAACATTTGAACCACTTGCAGCTTTTGCTTTTACTGTTGCGTCTTTTGTTACTGCACCAGCAATGAGACTGTTCTTCTGACGAACAAGGTCACTGATTTGTGACTGTAGCAGACGCTGTTGCTGAGCCTGTGCCTTGACAATGTCATCGTCAGCAGCACCAGCAGCTCTCATATCAGCAGCAGTCATCTTACTGATTTCGTCCCAAACCCTCCAACGCTGGTCTGAAACAAGAAAGCCGTAACCGCGACCACGACTATCAGTTGGCTCAGGTACATTTGTCTCAATGATGTAAACGTTTGAGTTTCCAACACGCTGAATTGCCATATTACTTGCCTCCTCTACTTGCCATCAAATAATATGATGCAAGGTCTGGGTTATTGCTAAATGTTTGAAGAAGTTGCTCAGTTTTTTCTGGAGAAAGTTTTAAGTCTGTTGACATCTTCTGGACAAGTCCAGTGTTAAATGCAGTCAACTGCTCAGGTGACATTTGAGAAACTTGCTTCATCATGTTATCAAGTGGTTTGTTTGTTGCATAAGCTACAAGTGCACCAGCAGCGACATTTCCAAGAGCAGCAACTCTCTTGGCACGAACATCAGCAATTGAAGCGCGAAGAGCAAGTATGTCTTCTTCTTGCTGTTGCTTCTTCATCATGTTTGCTTCTTCAATCTTAGCATTTGCTTCTGAGATTGCTCTTGCCTTTTGTTCGTCTGCAAGTTGTGCCTGAAGGAGGGCTTGCCCACCACCAACTTGTGCACCACTTCCAGCAATGAAGCGCGCTCTTTCATTTGCAGCAGCTTGGCTGGCAGCAGTGATGCCACCAGTTAATCTGCCTTCCATGAGTCTACGCTCCTCATCAGTGAGACCGAGGTCACCGGCCTGCTGTTTCTTTAGAAGAGTTTGTAATCTTTGTTTCTCCTCAGCTTGATAACGTGTTGGTACCAAATCTGGAAGTTGTTTTGCTACTGATGCTCCTGTTCCAAGAAGCATAGCGAGAGTAATTGGGTCTATG